AATTCTTTTGCAGCTTTAGCTACTTGGTAAGCCATCTCATTATTTCTTCCAGCAGAAGTTACAGCTTCGTTAGTTGCAGTAACTTGAATTCCTTTAGTAGAAATTTGAGTGTGGTTATTTTCCAATGTAGTTGGTGACATAGTTCCATAAGAAATATCAGCACCTTCAACAGCAGCATTTGCAGCAACATCCGCTAGTGCATCTGTTTGCCATTGGTGTAAAGTATTAGTTGCTTTTGTTTTTGCAACTCCAGACATAAAAGGTGTTTCTGTTGGACTAATTGAATAAATTATGTCCGCTAGATCCTCTCTTATACCTATAGTTGTGTATGTTTGGTATTTAGCCATTTTTTTTCTCCGTTAGGTTATTGTTTATAGATAACGCATCAGTAAATCGGTAGCATCTTTTGCATTACCGCTTTTCTTCAACGCATTAATCTTCTTCAACCTAGACTGACTATTCAAATCTTCCTTAGTAGATTTAACACCTGACTTAACAAATTTACTAGATGGTTTTACTTTTTTATTAACTAAACCAGGTTTAACTGATTTAGATTTTGTAAAGCTCATACCATCCATGATCACATCAAAATATCTTGAATCATAAATTCTTGCGACATCATCATTTGAGAAGCCTTTAGAATTTAAATAACCCATGATATTATTTTTAACTGTAGCACCTTTTATAGGGTCAGCAATCTCAGGATGTTTTAAATGAAGTTTTTTTTGTTCATTTCTAAGTATATCCTGAAACTGAGCTTCTTGATGTTCTCTCAGTTTTTGCTGTGCTTGTTGAATCGTTTGTTTTCGTTTATTAATCTTACGATCAATCTTAGCAGCTTCAGTTGGATCTTCATCCCAAAGAGCATCAAGCTCCTTAGAATTCATATCATTGTTAATTTCAGCATTTAAAGTAACTACTAATGAATTTAAATCATCCATCTTAGTTGAATACTGATTTTTAAGACGATCTTCTTCAGATTTTAGCTCTCTTTTTTCAATTGCTATTTCCTCAGTTTTTCGTCTGTAGTCAGCATCTTTTTGATAACCTGCTTTTAATTCGTCAAGGTCAACATCAATCTTTTCACCATTAACAATAACTTGGTGTAGATCGGTTGTTTGTTCTTCAATTGCATTTTCATCTTCTGATGCTTGTTCTTCATCTGCAACTTCTAAAGTTTCCTCTAGTTGAGTTTCAGGTTGTTGTTGTTCTTCTGTTTCAGTTTCCACTTTCGCTTCAACTTCTTCTTTTGGTTCAACTGGTGCTGCTTCTTCTTGAGGTTTTTTGATAACACCTTTAGTGTCCATCAAACCTTCAATAGATTTTGCTGCACCTTGTACTGAAGCATTGTTCAGTAAAGGGTTTTCGTTAGACATTAAGTCCTCCATTGTTAAGCTGTCGTTAGACTTGGCTTATTTTAACCATCTTGGTTAAAATTTTGTATTATTCTGTTGTTTCCTGAAATCTTCCAACTGCTTAGTTGCAAGTTCCCCTGTTTCAATAACAGTTTGTAGATGTTGCTCTACTTTTCCAACAACATTATAAGCAATCCAGAGTTTTTCTCTAGTATCACTTTCTTTAGCACCTGTTTTTTCAAGAAGTGCTTCAGAATAAAGTTTTTTTAGAGATTCAATGGCCTCTATAAAAATTTTATTCCCCAATATCTGTTTGGCTTCGCTGGATCGGTTGATCTCCACCGCCCTGTCCGCCTGGTCTTTGGCTTTCATTTATTCCTTTTAATTGATCGCTAAACATATTAGCAGATTTCTGTGCCTGTTCAATAATTTTAGTATCACTTGACATTATCATTTTATCTAAGTCTGCATCTGCTTTAATTTTTGTTGTATCTAATTGAGTATTATATTTTAAGGCCATTTCTTTTATCTTAGCCTCAAAGTCTAATTGCATCTCTTGAGTTTTTTGTGCCAATTCTTTAGATTGTAATTCAAGATCAGCAATTTTTCTTTTGTTCTCTGCATCAATTCTAGTAAATTCTATTTTCTCAATAGGTGTTAATGGTGGTGGTTGAGGAGGTGGCATCATTTGTTTTCCAATATCAGGATCTACAAAATAATTTTCTACATTTTTAAGTCCAGCATTTTCAATTACTTTAGTTAAAGTATTATAAATATTTTTTAATGAAACCATTGGCATTTCTTTTCCGCCCTGTAATTGAAATGCTTGTATTTGTCTTTCCAAAATGCTGTTCAGCATAACTGTTTGTTGTTCTTTAGAACCAGTTCCAAGACCCACTACAATACTAATATTAAATCTATCTTTCCATTCTGTAGGTTTAACAGGAATGTATTGATTGTTTAACATTACAACTTTTTCTCTGTCTTGATATTTAACCATTAGTTCAAATATTTTTCTAAACAAATCTTTCACACCTGTTTCGGCAAATATTCTAGCAATTAATTCTGAACGCATTTGCGTTTGTGTCATCAAAGTATTTACACCAGTTGCAGTTTTTGAATTTAAAGTATCTGCATCTAATCCTTGTGCTGATTTTGTAATACCAGTTCTTGCTTCTCTAACTGTATCTAAATAACTTAACATTGGAAATGCTTGTTGTGAAATTGGTTGTGATTGCAAAGGTTGCATTACTTGATTCGGTGGTTGTTTAGTTCTAACTACTCCACCTGGTCTTGTTGTTAGTAGGTCATCCATGTTCACCATACCATCCATAACTGCAACTCTATTGTTGTTAGTTAAATACATATTGTCTAACAACTGACGCATTACAGTTGATTTCATTAATTGAATATCTTCAACTAATTCTGAAACTGATCTACCATAAAATCTGTGTGGCATTGGGATAGGTGTAACAGTTACAAAAGGAATATTATCACAAGGCATATTTTCTAAAACCATAGAACCATCATCACCTGCTGAAACTATTTTTCTAAGTTCTGCTATACCATCTTCATCATAGTCATATTTTACATAAGATTCATAAATTGAAACTTTTGTATTTTGTCCTTGTGCATAATCATCACTTAAATATTCATCTATATTTCCTTGTCTAACTATGTTCTCAGTATTATAAATATCATCACTTGATGCTGGAAGATTATTAACTTCATCTTCATCATAACCCATAGCAATTAAATCTGATCTTGATATTAAAACTTTATGAGAAACAAAATCTGCATCTTCAATTGTTTTAGCATTACGATCAATTAAAAATTCTTCTGGTGGAACACTTTCAACTTTTATCTTACCAGTTTTTTTTGTTCTTTTAATTTTACAATTATATAAAATAAAATCTGGTGTTTGCATTTCAGGAATTTCTAAACCTTGAGCTTCATATTGCTCAATAGCTTTTTCAAATTCTTCTTTAGAAAATTCGTCTTCTACTTCTTCTTCTTCAATAAATTCTATTTCATCTCTAGTATCTTCTAATGCTTCTTTGTCTTCCAATGATAAATTTTGATAAGTTTCAAATTCTACACTTTCAGATTCATCCCAGTAAATTTTTAAAAAACCATTTTTCTCAATCAAGGCATCTTTGAAAAAATTATATAATAATTGAAAGCCATTATTTTCTTTGTAAAAAACATGATTTAAATAAGTTGTCGCTTGGTCTGCCATAGGAACATCTTCAGCAGTTACAGGTTCACACTTAACTACTTTATCTGATGCTGTAAATATTCTTAATAAGTTTGGTAAGATACTTTCAATTGTGTCAGACACATCAGTTGATACCACTTGTGAACGACCATCTATTTCTGTTCCAAGTTTATCACCTAAATAATATTCAAGAGATTTTTTTCTAGACTCAGAAAGATTACCACCTAAATATCCAAGAGCATTTTCTATATGATTGCCAAGTACACTTTTTAATTTTAAATCAAATTCTATTTTTTTATCTGCCATATTAAACTATATAATTTGTGTTAACATATACTTCTTCATTCCAGTCAGTCATTTTACCACCAACAAAAGTACACCCATATCTAAAAGAATCTGCTGGATGACTTGCAAAATTATGAATGGGTCTGTTTTTAAAACATTGGTTTTTGTCATCCCATTTTTTTTGATAAGCCTTCAATGCCTCAACTCCTTGATGTGTTTTTTCTTTATCAAAATAACATTTGGGTAAATTCTTTCTAACAGCTTCAATACCATCTTCAATAGAAAGTTTTGGAGCTATATCAAAAGATATACCCAATTCAAGAGCTGATTCTAATCTTGATTTGCCGAAAGCTCCTAATTCTCTAACTTTTATATCATGTGGAGCTATATGTCTATCATATTTATAAGGTTTGGAGTCTAGCAGGTCAGCATAGAAATCTAAGCCTTCTCCAGATGATTCTTCATAATCAATTACTCTAATCTCATCTCCATGTCTTTGCACAAACCATATTGCAGTTGAATCTTTAAGACCCAAATCCCACCATGTTTCACAATCTAAACTTTCATCATAAGGCACATCTGTAATCTTATTATTTTTTTGTAAGTCATCAATGATTGCACCATAGTAAGATCCAGTAATTGCAGCTTGAAATGAACACTCAAATTCTTGGTCGTATAAATCTTCTGACATCATTTGTTTAGCAGAGTCTAATTCATCTTGATCTAATATTTTTGTATCACTAGCTTTAAATACTGAAGTCCACCAATCCTTTTGTGTTTGAGCTTCTTTGTGTAATTTGTAAAAATAATTTTGGCCTTTTGGCGTTCCAATAAATATACACCATCCTTTTCGGTCTGCCAAAGCAGGTCTGATAATTTCAGGAAATATTGTTGGAGATAAACTTTGTGTTTCATCCATTACACATCCATCTAAGAAAATTCCTCTAAGTGCCTGATCGTTCTCAGCTCCCAAAATAGTTATCCTTGCACCATTAGGAAAATCGCATCTAAGTTCTGATTCATTAAATTTAACAAAAGGAATATTCTTACCAAAGGTTTTTATATAATCCCAAGCAGTTGCTTTACCCTGTTTGAATGTTGGCGAAATAAAGGCATATCTTGGATTAGGCTTTGGGTTTGTCAAAGCATCTCTAATCATGTGGTTGATACACATTACAGTCTTGCCAGACCTTCTATGTGCAACGATTACATTAAATCGGTGCTTTATCATTTCATTGTGCAAAAATTTTTGCAGTTTTCTAGGTGTATATGGAATTACAATTTCAGTCATTTTTTAAACAAAACCCCCCTGTTAGTGAATAGTCGTATTCTCAAGGTAATTCAATTGATTAATTCCAAGCTCATCAAGCATGAAATCGCTAAAGTGTTTAGCATGGTGAAGATCATCAAAGCCATCAAAGTGTATTATCACAGATTCAGTAGATTCTGAAACTACAACTAATGCGTTTATTTTGTTTTTCTTTTTAATTTTCTTTTTTGGCATAAGAGGAACTCTTTGTTTAGATATATATACCTCCTAACGCTATTAACGCAAAGCGATTTTGTCAGGAAGGCAACCCCTTTTTTAAAACCCCCTTAAAAATGATGCTCTTTTAAATTGGTACTGATA